GTCGTCAGCCGGGACTGTTTGATGTACCGGTAAACCCCGGATTACTGTGTTTATACCATTGTGTTTAAACAAATGCAACAAAAAAGGGAGCCGAAGCTCCCTTTTTCTTTTTGTCGATTAGGACGAACCGGGCGAACCGTAGATGCCCAGAGGATCAGACACGCCGAAGCTATAACGCTCACGAGCTTTGTAACGAACGTTACCTGTGTCAAAGTCGCCGTCCATGCTGTTAGCCAGCGGTGTACGGACAAAGTGCTTCAGACCATTAGGCACATCAGTTGTTAGGAGCCATGCGTTGGTGTCTGTCAAGTAGTGGTTGACAGTGTAACCTTCGGGAATGGAACCGTTGTTCTTCAATGCGTTAATGTCATTGTCGGTTGTGCCAACACGCAAAGAAGTTTCAAGCAAACGAGTTGCAACAAACATCAATGCTGGGGGAACAATCAACTTCTTGGGCTTGGCGGCGATTAACAGGCCACGCTCATCAGTCCAAGCTGCGATTTGAATAACAGCGTTTTCCAACGATGTTTCATTCAAGTCAGCAGCTGTAGAGGGGCGATTGCTGTTAGTGCCACCGGCAACCAAGGGGTGAGCTGTAGAGAACAAAGACACGCCGTCGCCGTATGTAACGCCGGAGGAGAAGCCATTGTTCAAAACTGCGGCAGCCTTGACTTGCTTGGTGTAAGCCATACCACGGGCCAGAGCCTTGGTATAACGTGAAGACAAAGAGTCATACAAGTTATCTTCCACGGCTTCCTCTGTGATGGAAAAGCCCATCGCAATGGTTTCGTGGTTGTAACGTGCAGTCCATGCTTCTTGTGCATTGTCATAAGCGATGGCAGCGCCCTCGTTCTTGACTGGTGCAGCTGAGAAGCCAGACAGTTTTGTCTCTTCTTCAAAGGAACGCTCAGAGGTTTCAGTCTCATAAATTTCTTTATGTTCTTCACCATAACGAGCGTACTCCAAACCAAACAAAGCGTTAAGGCCCGGAAGGAGTTCTTTAAGTAGTTGTGCGCGTGAAATTGCCATTTTAAGTTACTCCTTAAGCAATGCTCGTACCAGCATAGTACTGATGCTGGCCAAAGTTAATTTTGACCAAGATCTCTGGGTACTGCACGAGCACTAGCGTAGAGCTAGCACCAAACGCAACAGCGGGAGCTTGATTCAAAATAAACGATGTAGCACCGGCAGATGCGGCGGTGTCGACAAAAGAACCGGAAGAAATGTACTGTCCATTTGAATCCAGCGAACCAACGTCTGTACCAACAGGCAACGCGAACGGCAAAGCCGAGCAAGTTACGGTAGCGGTAGCAATGCTGGTGTACGTTGCCGTACCAAGGGCAACAGCCGTGTCAGTCACCAAACCAAGCACGCGAACGGGCAAGGAAGAGGTGGTTGCAGGAGTGTCGCTCGGTGCAAGAATGGCATTTTTAGAGTTGCCAGTTGCAGTGCTACCTGTGTTGTTAATCATGGCCAAGTTTTGGCCAATCATGGCGCGAGCGCCAGAAGCAACAGCAGTAGTAGCAGAACAAACGACACCTTTAAACACCGTGTCAGGATCATCACAAACAATTGCAACAGCGTCACCAGCTGCAGTTGATGCAGGCCAGTATTGCTGGAATTGCTTTTGTTTTGTAACGGGGTTAGTAAACGAGCATCCCAAGAAGATACCTGTTTGATTGCCTGCTGTGCCAGTAGACACAGACAGACGCACGATTTCACCACGAGACAAACCTACGTAATCGCCGTAGAAAATGTTCGTAGCATAACCGTTAGTAATCGGATACTCACGAGTAGAACCCGCAAATACCTGACCTCCGATCAAGTTGATCGGCTTTAGCCCGTAGGGGGCATCAATTACCGGATAAGCCATTTAAGACTCCTTTATAAATTAAATACCTTTACCGAAAGTGACTTCGCTTCTACGTTCTTTGAACATAGGCATACGAGGATCATTTTCGCGCATGTATGTATTGTCTACAGACTGCATCTGCGCATCAGTTTGCTTCTGATAATACGCATTACGCTGCACAGTAAACTCTACAGGGGTTTTGCAAAGCATCAAGCCACCAATTTGAACGCTGTCTGGAAAGTGCCCTTCGGCGTTTCCAAATAAACGAATCTCAGGGTGAGCAGAAGCTTTTACGGGTTCCCAGCCTTCGCGTAATTTTCCGGAAATGTTGGTTGGATCGTCTTTGCCAAGAGAAGAAATACGAATCCAGCGAAAAGCGTAGCCTTCCTCAGGATTTGCATCGGGTAAAAGACTAGGAGCCATCCAACTCGTAGGACGCTCGTAACTTACACGAGACTCTGTAGCTCTTTTTTCACGATTTTGTTCAGCCATTTTCATTCCTTCTTAATACAGACACTTCACGAGCATAGCGTTCTAACGAAAGACCTAGCCGTTTAGCAATAGCCACTTGTGAGGGCGACAATGTAACTTTTTTAGGAGCAACACTGCGCGTCGCAGAAGCAACAACATTTGATTTCTTTCGCTGCGTCGTATCAGCGGGTTCCTCGGACTCAAACTGATCCGGGAACACTTGGCGCAATCTACCGTTGATGCGCTTGTAATACTCGTCACTTTGAGGATCGATGCCCTCATCGTTAACCAGCTTCTCATGCACCGCCAGCGCGAATCCGGTCATTTCCTTGTCAGTACCAAACCATTTATTGGTTTTTTGCCACTCAACGGCTTTGGTATCGACACGGGGTGCTTGCTGATGTTGGGGTTGTACAACATTTTGTGGTTGTTGTAAAGGTGCAGGTTTAAAATTGTTTACACGCTCAGATTTCATCTTAGCGGTGGTCAAATCTTCCTGAGCCTGTACTAGAGCATCTGCGTCGCCAGACTCATATGCTGCTTTGTACCTTTCTTTAGCCGATTGCACTTCTTGCGAAACAACCTTTTTAGCTTGTTCCAGCAGAGCGCTTTGACTAGTGTGTACATTGCTTTTAAGTTTTTGATTTTCCTCATAAACTGCTTGAGCAATGCGAATAGCCTCTTCTTTTTCCCTGATCGCTGCCTCTTTAGCCCTGCGTTCGTCGTGATAACCTCTGGTAAATTCACGAAGTTTTGTGCGATCTCGCTTGGAATAGTTAGCTAATTCCTCGTCGGTTGGCTCTTGCGGAGGGGTTTCCATGGGTATTCTACCCCTGTCTTCCTCCGGTGTGTCATCGACAATCTCTATTTCAGGTTCGTCTTTGACTTCCTCTTCTGGCTCTACTACCCGACTGCCAGCGCGAGACTGTTTTTCCTCAACTTCATCAGGAAATTCAAATTCTGTTTTTTCAATTTCAGCCATATTGTTTCCTTACATGTGAGGGCGTTGAATGCCGCGAGGGTCTTGAACCACCGCCTCGACACTGTCGTCATTGATTAAACGCCATTCAGTTCCATGGATTTTCATCCTTGTGCCACTGTTTGGACGGGTAATAATGAAGTCTCCAACCTTACAAGAAGGCCCATTTGGGAAACGTTTTTCGTCTTTAAAAGCATCTGGCCCCATTTTGGCAACGAACAAAACTGGAGAAAGAAGCTCCTCATGGTACATAGCGGTGGCAGACTTCAAAATGCCTGTTTCGCTAAACTCCTCTTCTGCTTTTGGAAGCATACAAAGGAGGTGGTAAGTCACCGGATCTGGCACTTGTTTTGCCTTTTCCGGTTCAGATTTGTTGAGCACGCCCGACAAATCTACTGCACTGACATCGAATTCAGTCATCTTCATATCTTTCAAGTTTTCGAACAAGGTCAACAATTAAAGTTTGTGCGTACAGTAGACCTCGAATTTGGCCGCACATCTCTCGATAGGAGGGGTAATCTTGCGCAGCCCCTCCTCCAAGACTTTCGAGAAGGGTTTTCTCCTTCTCACGAAGATCAGATAAAAGATATTTGAAAGACTGATCTTCATACATGATTAACTTCCTCGTTTAAACAGATCAACCTGAACCTTTTGGTTGTTTTGCTTTTCCTGAGCCTGCATACGAGCCATGTCAAGTTGAGCTTGCGTGTCGATCCGCTTGTTCTCAAGTTCAAGCTTGGCTTTAGCCATTTCAATGTCGGCGGCAACTTTTTGCGCTTTGGTCTGCTCTGCCTGACTCTTAAGCTGAAGTTCAGCTTGTTGCATCTGGACGAGCGGGTCTTGTGCTTGCTGCTGGGCTTGCTGCTGTTGCTGTTGTGACTGGTTAAGCTGCAACAACTGGGCCGCGCCTTGGGCAACCAGACGGGAAACTTGCACTTCCACGTCTTCTGGCAGCTTGGCATCTGGTGCGGGTAATGGAACTCCCACTTGCTCCTCGACCTTCTTGCGGTACAAGAATGCCAAGTGTTCAGCAATGTGGGCCATGGTAGAAGCCTGAATCTTCTGTGCCATGGGGTTTTGACCGATCTGTGCGGCAATCATTGGATCCTGCATAAATGCGGTGTGAGTCGCAATATGTGCATCATGATCTTGGTAAATGAATGCTTTAGTTGGCTTTCCGTTGAGGAATGCCATGTTCTCGCTGATTGGATCCTTAGGCGTTTGATCATCTGCGCCGGGGATCAGTTTGTCTGCGTTCTTAATTCCTAGAACCTCAATCATCTGGCGGTGCAGCAAAGGCAGGTCATAGATCTGTGGAGCGCCTTGAGCAAGCTGGATCACAGCTTGATACTGCATGATCCTTTGAGCCATTGTGGAGCTATTGGGATCGGAAACAGGAATGACTTCAACTATGTCGTAGTCTGCCTGTTTGACTTGGCGGTCGTTACCTTGTGGGTCGTACTCATACTCAGCAGGTGTGTAGTCCCTGATGATGCCTTTTAGCAGTTTAAACTCTTGTTTCATTGAATAATGAACACGGGCTTGCACTGCTCCCATGGTCTTCAATGTGCGCTCTAACAGAGCCAGAGTTGTACCGACAGGCGCATTGGCGCTCATGTCGGAGATCTTCATATCTGAGATAGAACCTAAACGTCGTCCTTCTTCTGTAATTCTGTCCAGCAAAGTCAACAAGGTAGCGCTTGGCTCCTTGTAAGGCAGCGTCATAATGTTATCTTTGATAACACCGCTGGGGACATCTACATCCCTGAACTCACCGGGCTGGATTGGGGTGTCGTCCCCTTTGATCCTTGCACCACGTGTCTTAAGACCGCCGGGCAAGTTGGCCAATGTACCTGCATCCACCAACTGACGGATCAAAGATGTACCTGCACGGGCGTAACCACCAATGATGTGGATCAAACCCATACCGTAGAAGCCAAAGCCGGGGATGTAGCAATAATCTACAAAATGCTGGCGCTTGGTTTTCTTAGGGTCATCTTCTAGGTAGTTACGGCGGATAGCCAGAACTTTATCCGTGCCACGATCAATTGTGATGACGTAAGGCAGGCCAATACCTGTTGGTTCTCCGTCTTCGTCTTCATCTTCAAAACCCTCTAAGTCCCAATAGACATGGATTTCCAGAAGTTGGAAGCGGTCATCATCTGTCGCTTTATAGCCTTGTTGGTCAGCTTTCTTCTTCTCAATGTCCGATAGCATCTGCACTGGCTCGCCAAGATCTACATCACGGTAGAACCCACTGACCTGAAGACGGCGCATTTCATTCTTTGTCTTACGCATCACATGCGTAACCCGTTCTGCGTTCTGGAGATTAGAAGCTCCATACGGGACAATCATGTCTTCTGCTGGGATGAAGATGGCGACCTGACGCTCCATGGCTGGGTCGTAGTAAATCTTCTTAAATGCCGCGCCAGCCAGACCTAGGGAGTACAGCATCCGCTCATGTTCTGGGCGATACTCAGGCATCTCTTCTGTAAGCTTAAAGTTCATATCTGCCTGAACTCGCTCGGCAGCTTCTTCCTTTAAACGGTCTATTGCACCAATGATCTCAGTCTTGACTGGGCCAGCAGCAGGGAATGTCTCCATGATGGACTCAGACTGAAAGCGGATCGCAGCTTCAGTGAGGACTGTTGAATAGACTCCGCAGGCTCCATTCCATGGTTCTGTGCGCTCTTCATAGTTCACTCCAAGAACTTCCAAGCCTTTGACAAAGTTCTCTGCCCAGTCTTTTCTGGAGGTGATGTCGGCCTCAACCAATTCAATTAATTCTGAGGCAATCTTTGCAAGTTCACTTTCTTCTAAAATTTCTGCAAGATTGTCATCAAACTCATTATCCAGATCTGTTTCAGCTTCTAGAATAATTTCTACAGAGCTTTCCTCAATGATTGGCTCTTCAATTTCAATCTCAATGTCCGGGCCGTCATCTAACAGGTCGTTTAAACCCATAGGAGCTTGGTTAACTGCTTTGTCGATGCTCATGTAAGTCCTTAATAATATTCCATGCGTCTGCGCTGATATATGGGTTCATCTGGCTCATCAGAATCGATGGTAATGAACCCGCCTTGGCGGAATCTCATAAGAGCTTGGCTTGAAGAGTCAACAAGGTCGTCATGATCGCCATTAGGGAAGGAAGCCATTTCATCCATTACTTCCTCAGCCCAACGGGTATCTGGACACCAAACAACACCAGAAGCAAACAGATCGGAGATTGCGTTTACACGCGAGATCTTATCGTTTCCTTTACCCGGTGTAAACTCAGAAAGCGGGATTCC